TATGGAGCTGTCATAGAAGGCCCACCTCAAGACAAAGTGGCCAAACGGGTTTGACCTGAGAGACCATGAGGTTAGGCGTAACGCGCCTGTAAATTACCTGCTTAATTGTAGGCAGTGACGGTCATGGGGATTGGGGCTGAACCATGGCTTTAAAATGCCTCGCCAGTGCGGAGGGAAACCGCTTGGGCACAGCTGTTAGCGACAGCGGTGTTATAAAACAAATGAATCGTAGTGGTAGCAGCCCGCAGATCGGGAGCGTAACTAGCTGCACCATGCCTTCCACTCTGAGTTCTCCTAGGAACGTTGTCACATTAGGAGGAGGACTCGAGGCATTGGGAGATGCCCTGGGTTTAGATGGCTTAGCAGGCTTGACAATCCGCGAGGGAACATTGAAAATAGAAGGTAATTCACACACCATGAATAGGCTTAAAGACATCCGAGATTGGGGAGTACTGTGCTCAGTCGGAGGGGATGTTGTTTCAATGCATCAGCAACTTTTGGAAGAATACTGGCTGAACATTGTTCGTTGTGTTCGTAGGGGTGGCTCCAGGAAGCTGTGCGTGTTGAGCGGCAAAACTGCGGAAGTGGTTATGCAGGGCTTGAACCGGCTTACTTTGGGCAACCCTTCAAACGTTCAACATGTGGACAGGAGCAGTCCAGAATTCGTTTCTGAGGGTTGTTGTTGCGGTGGAGAAAGTTGCAGAACTTTCAAAACCAAGGATACTGGGGAGGAAGTCCATCCTCGTTGCCTATATGTCTCATCCCAGATGGGTTTGGTAAACATGGACTTGTTAGCATATTTAAGGCCATATGCTATGTTTCAAAAGAGGACGGCCAATTTGGTCGGGGTCCTCAAAGGAAGGGCGATGCTATGGAGACGCAGACAATGTGTCTCTGAGCATTGTTTTGCACATTTCCTTCCTGGAACAATTGTTGAGGCCATGAAGATGTCTGACGAGGAAGTGTATGCCATCAGGGAGTTGGGGGAGTTGCCGAGTGCATGTACGTCAGTGTACTCAAATGGCATCAACCCTGCGAGACTGACTGGGTGGTGGAGGAGAGGGGGGACTGAGTCCTTTGTAAGTCCGTGGAGGTGGCTCTGCGGGACTTTTAAGGTTGGAGCTTGACGAGGTTCGGAATTTGTGGAACGTGTTCATTCACCAGAGGTTATTATGCCAATCTCTGAGAGGTGGACTTGTGTTCCCAATTCTGGTCCTTGTAATCGTAGTGGGGGGTTCTTGCGCCCACTACTCCAGCCGACCTGGGGGACTTGCGCAACCATTCATGCCAGCTGCATTTGTACGGAAAATGCTGCACTAGCTAGGCGTGTGTTTGTGCAAGGAAATGAAGCCACAGTAGAAGCCAAGAAGGCGTTTCAGTTAACTTCAAAAGAGTTGGCTAGACGTTTTGGTGACCCACGTTTAGTGCCTTGGACAGAACAACGAGTTGTGGATTCTGTACCAAGCTCTAAACGTGCCATCTACACGACCGCCATGGAATCCCTACTAGTACGAGGCCTGGATCATAAAGATTCCAGAGTGTCAATGTTCGTAAAACCGGATAAATTAACGGACGTTGGGGACGAGCCTAAGAAACCTAGGGCAATACAAGGTCGGTCACCGAGGTTTAACGTTCTATACGGCAAGTACATTAAGCCAATAGAGCACTACCTCAGTGGATGGAAAGGTGTGAGGCGGGGTGTTCCTCGTACCAGGGTCTTTGCCAAGGGTCTTGATTGGACGCAACGAGCCAAGTTGGTTCGTCGTAAGCTGAAAAACTTCAAGTATTGTTATAGTTTGGATGCTTCTGCGTTTGATGCAAGCGTTCGGGTTTGGCATCTTCTGGGTACACATCGGGTGTACAAGGCACTTGTTGGCTGCGATTCGGAATTCCTAGAATTGCTGAATGAAACTCTTGTTAATACCGGGTTAACTAAACATGGCACACGGTACACCATCGTTGGAAATCGTATGAGTGGTGACATGGACACGGGTATTGGCAACAGCCTATTGGCTTTCTTGTTGATTTGGACGGTGATGAGAAAGCTAGGGTTGCGTAAATGGGACCTCCTATGCGACGGAGATGACATATTGGTTTTTACTGATGAGTTCATCTCTGAACAAGCTTGGGGATGCCTTGGGGCTCAGTTA